CCATGTTGGTATAATAAATAAATAAATATTCCTAACAATAAAGCAATAAACATTCTCATTTGACCTCAAAGAAAGGAATTGCTCCGGAAGTGACATGAGGAAGCTTACCGTCCCATTTCTGGACGCTTTGCCATTGAATAAGTTCTAGAGTGACTGATTTTGCGAGTACAAGATTGGCTTTGGCCTCTGATTCGGCTTGAAGAATGGCACATTTTGCCTGACCTTCGGCCTTGGCAATCTGTTTCTTCGCCTCTGCTTCGGCCTCACGCAGCTCGTTTTCGCGCTGTTGAGCCCTTTGCATGGCTTCAATCTTAGCATTGAGAGCTGCAATGACGTTTGTGGGAAAGTGAAACCTTCCAATGAGATAAATACGTGAGAGTACGATACCGATTTGTTCGAAATCAGCTCGCACGTGTTCTTCCACGTCCTTAAAAAAGCATTCTTTTCCGGAATACAGATCTTCAATGCATGTTTTAGATGCACTTTTGTTGATTGCGTCCCGTATGTAGTTTCTTATGAATACATGGGTGATCTCATCCATCCCACGACGATATTTCTGGAATATCTTCGGGATAGCATCAGGTCTAAGGTGGTACGTGATTCCGATATCAGCATGTACAGCCATCCCCTCAGATGTCTGAAAGCTGAATCCTTCACGTTCACCTTCCCATGTATCGTTCTGCTCAAAGATGGGAAACTGATAAACAGTCTTCCACGGAGCAATCCAGTGCATTCCCACATGCAGCTCTTTCGACTCTACGCCCTTAGAGTCTCCGAGCATGTCAATCACCACACCGACATAGCCTGGACTGATCATCTTGAAGAACATACACCATGTTGCAAACACCACTAAGCAACAAAGTAAAGCTACTTTAAACCTAAGTGCCAATTTTAGCAACAACATTCCAACCGATTCTTTCGGTTCACCCTTGTAGTACACCATCTTATGCTCCAAAATTACAGCATGTTTATATTGCGGCCGGTGATGAGTTCGAGTCACCATTTCTTAGCACTTGGAGTCCTAAGCGTCCTACCTTAGACGAACCAGCCATACGGGCTATGATGGAATTGAACCATCGCTTCATCCGTGACAGGGATGCGTGACTACCACTGCACTAATAACCCAAACGAGGGAAGTGGGATTCGAACCCACGGTATTTCTACTACAATGCGATCGGTAACGGGTTGCGTCCACCACTACACTGCTGCTTTCAGCCACTCAGCCATCCCCTCAAAAGAGTGCGCGGGTTGTATCGCATATCTCATCCCTTACGGGCCACTCATTGCTTGCTGTAGGACTCGAACCCACCACCTGTTGAGTACAAAACAACCGCTCTACCAGATGAGCTAAGCAAGCGTATCACGCCATACTTTAACCATCGCCGGTAGATCTTCGCCTAGGACTCCAGACTCTTTAAGCTGTAGCTTATCAGAGTGCAGGTGATTCCAGGTCTCCATGACATTCAGTGCCTGATCAAGCTCGCGGTAGTACTCACCGAAAGCCCAACGAGAGAACTCTTCAAGTTCTGCATCATCAGGAATGTACTCATGGAAGAACTCTTTTACCGTGCTCATTAGTCTACCCTCTGCTCTTCTACTGATACTCCAGGAACTGCCTGAGTCACTGGAACAGGTTTGTTTATAGGACTGACCAGGAGCATATGATTGTCATTTCCCTGCATAGCCATCCCTTCTACCTGAACGAACAATAATGATGGCCATAGCTTTCCTAGGATAGACATGGTCATCTCATCTGCCATGAGCAGATACTGTTTAGGTTTTTGCACTGGAGCTTCTACAGCCGGTGCTTGTTTCAATTCTTCACTCATCGTCTCCCCCATCACTCTCTTCCTGTGGTTCTCTACCAGTTTTTTGCAGTAACGCATCCAACTTCTCACGCACTACCTCGTTTTGTTTGTGCACCGTCAGGAACTTATCCATGTAGTAGAGTAAGCTCGGGAGAGTCTCTTCCACTTCCTTGGCATAGTTCTTAAGTGCTGTTTTATAAACAACCTCTAGATCTTGTAGTTCTTCTTGAAACATTGTTTTCTCCTTTCCAACATTAAAACCTTCGTAATACTTACTTCGTTCTATCATCTGCTCGCGGAAATACTTAGCCCAAATCTTTGAACCATTGATATACTTTCTCTCCAAGTCTCGGCAGTCAATCTTCCATTTGTAGGTGGGCATCTCGTTCTCCGTAGTAAAGATTTTTTTATACTAGCTTTCAGGGATTTTTAGCAAAAGAGAAAAGTTAAAGAGATACACAAATCCCTACATAAAGTCTCGCCAAGACATGCCTAAGCAATCCATACAATAATATCCACAGGGACATCCCTCGTCCTCGTCTGGCTCTTCATCTTCATCATAGTAGTCATCACGATCCCAATCGCAATCATCACAGTCTTCTTCATCCACCTCTAGCCCTCAAAATAAATCTTTACATCCCATTACCCCTTTTATAAAGTAATTATTTTACAGACAAGAAGAAAGTGTCACTCAATACGCCTATACAGGAAAAATCATGTACGAAATTGCAGAATTAGAAAAGACGTTCAAGGAACATCATAAGAGAAGCGTCAAGCTCAATAAGAAGCTAATCAAGGACTTCAAAGCCAATAATCCAGGTGAGCCTATCCCAGATCCATTCAATGATGATTTTAGCCTACCGCTTGCCTTAGCAGCGATATGCAAGTCAATACAAGATCTTAAGAAGGGAGCTTAATATGGAACCAGATGTAGCTTGTTTTGCTGAGCATGTAATAAAGCACTATGCAAAGAGAAAGGTCATCACCGTTTCGTGCTATATACACTGTGATAAGAAGATTACTCTTTCCATGGAATTACCTAGAGAATGCGTGATAAGTGTAGAAGACGAATCTCTGAATCATGCAATGGTAATCCTAGGCCATGGACTTAAGGGAATCTATTCTACCTATTCAAGACATAACGTATTCACAGAACCCGAACTCATCATCAAGCCTGATAACATGACTATAGGTGTTAAAATAGGAATCCTTAGCAAAGAGAAGTGGAAAAAGATTAAGGTTACCTAACTCGTCTCATAGACAAAGGGCTAACTTAAACCCCCGAATTGCCTAACTAAAGTTAGGGTGAGTAAGGTAACCTTAAAAATCTGGGTAAATTTTTTTTGACGTGACTGTGCACTGGGAACGCATTGTTTCCTAGACTTACTATACATTTTTTGAGTAATTATAGGTAGTAATTTTTTTGGTAGGATCTATTAGGAAATAGTAAGGAAAAGGTGTAAATAGTTTACTTAGTTGAGAAAGTGAGGTCTCAATGAAACATACGTGGAGATATAGATATATAAGGTACCGGTACTGATTAAGGTCATACCCCCACCCTCTTTTCTATGCTTTCCTTGGCTGGTTCCATACCTTCGTTCCCACATGTTCATGCAGTTACCTAAGTAAAGCTTGTTTATGTTAGTGATTACCGAGTGAGTAGATGATAGCCTATGCCTTAGGCTGCTTGGAGATGATGAAGTCAAAGGCTGCTGTTGCTATGTCCTTAGCTGCATTCTTAGCTTCATCCTGGTCATAACCTCTGCTCTTACCTTGTGTCTTAAGCAAGAAGAGCTGAAGGGTTGTATCGTTTGATTCCATTGCTCTATCAAAGCATGACTGCTCTAGTTGATCTAGTTGACGTTCTCTAGCATCCTTTAGAGCTTCTTGAAGATCCTTATCTGCATCGCATCTACGTCTTATGCAACCTCTAGTAGTACCCATGATATCGGCTACTCTAGCTAGGTTACCATGTTCTTTAGCGATGAGATCAAGCATTGTATTTTTATCAAGTGGTACCCCTGGCCTAGGCTGTTTAGCTTTCTCGCCTCGTCTGTTACCTTTCTTTATGCTTGGGAAACCTGCCATAGTGGGCTACTCTTTCTTTGTTTAGTTACCTAGCTAACTTAAGATACTAGGCCGCCTAGAGCCGGCGGGTGGCTATGTTCAAGACTGATTATAACCGCATAATGAATCCGACCCTATTTTGGTGTCAAGTCTTTATTTTAATCCTCTATGAGAAATGCTAGAAAAGTGAAAGCAAAGTTCTTTTGTGTTGCGGTTAATCCTTAAAGAGTGATATAGTTCTGTACATACAACGCCAACAAGGAGAAAGTAAATGAAGACACAAGAAACAACCACAACGAACCTAGCGGATTTTGGATCACGTGAGAGATGGATGCTAGTAGAGCTATTGACCGCATGGGATAAGCAAGGACTACCTGATAACTTCTACGATGAAGAAGTTGTACCGATGATGAATCGTAATAGCGGCAATGTGTTCCTAACCAACAGCGAGTTTCAAGTAGCTATGTTGAATGATAACAAGCTTGAGATGTGGCATAGCTGCCCCAATTGTGGGCATGAAGGCTTTAGCGAAGATTGTCAGATCAACGAAGATAACGAATGCAACGAATGTTGCGAGGGGGAATAAATGAGCGTATCAGAACTAATGACAAAGAATAGATCCGAAGAGATGAAGGCTATTTGCCGATTCATAGATACATGCGACTTTGAAGAGTTGGCCAAGATAGTTGAAGAGATCAGATGCTGCCATGATTGCTTATTTGCATTCAATGCAGAAACTGGCCTATTCGCTAAGATTGATAGTATATGCCTAAATGGTGAAGCAATTCAAATGAACGTAGAGAAAGGAGAATAATCATGGATATCACAGTAATTATGACAGGGATAGGAACAGCTACCGCAATCATTGGGGCTAATGTAGCCCTGATTTCTTGGTTGCGCTCCGATATGAAATCTTTTGAGACCGAGGTAAGAGGTTGGAGAGAGGACATAAACAAGGAAATGAAGGACTTTCACGGCAAATTATGCACGCTTGAGGAGAAAAACCGTGTTAAATCCCCAAGTTAAAGAGATCTTGCTTAAAAACTGGGGTGAGAAAGCGGATTCAATGAACTGTTATTGCGAAGTAAAGTTTATTGATCCGCTATCTTCATGGGCATGTTACATATACGCTATGAATCCTAAAGACGAGGATGAAATAGCGTGTATGGTTTATGACCATGGAGAGGTAGAGGTTTGCGATTGGTCAATGAAAGAACTAATGCTTACCTACAACCGTGAGGGAGAATACCCCGAAATAGATCATGAATACAGGCGCAAGAGGGCCTCAGAGCTGTTTAAAAAGTTAAACGAGGAAATATGACACCTGAAGAGATTCAAGAGATTAGACACAAGCTATGCGTTTCGCAAGAGAAGTTTGCACAGCTATTGGGCACAACTGTTGTGACTGTAAACCGATGGGAGAATGGTAAAACTACACCATCAAGATTATACATCAAAGAGCTTAAGGAGCTAAGAAACAATCATGGATCATACGTTTGTAGACGAGAAGAACTTAAAGACGCTTGAAGATTACGCGGTATTCCTAACAAGCGGCATGTTAACTTTGATGACTCTACAAAACTTGCAAGTGCGAGCTTTAGAGATTGGCATCATGAAAGAAGATCATGCAGAGAGAGCAAATACGATCATATGGGATCTGCGAAGGCTTATGAAACAATATCAAACGCAGACAGAACAAGTTTTAGAGATGCTTCCAGATGATTTCAACCATGAAGCCATCATAGAGAAATTGAAACAAGGCGAGCTAAAGAAAGCCCGTTCAATGACTAGAAAGCCTAAGGAGAAATGATATGAGATACGTAATATTTAGCCGAGTTTCTACTAATTTACAGCTTGACGAGAGTCAATTATTCATGTGCCGAGAGTATATCAAAGGCATAAAGAAAGAAGGTGATGAGATCATAGAGTTTAATGAGCCTCCAACCTCCACGCGCTTGAAAATGGATAAAAGACCAGTTCTTCAATCTCTATTTGAATTCCTAAAACCTGGGGATAATCTAGTAGTATTTTGCCTAACGCGATTAGCTAGAACCGGAACAGAGATAGTGAAGATCTACGAGGAGCAAGTGACTAATAAAAAGGTCATTCTTCACTCTCTAGGACAACCCAAAGTTGATAAGAATTTCATTCACATCTACGCTATGATGGGCGAGATGGCTAGAGATACTATAAGCAACAACACAAAAGCTGGGCTCAAAAGCAAGCAAGCTCAGATGCAAAAAGTTGGGACAACTTGGTACGGCTATAAAACCGACGAATCTAAATTGCAACTAGAGAGAGAAAGATGTCATTCCTTCAAAAAACCCTACCTTCTGATTCCAGAAGAAGATGAGCAGAGCCAAGTGAACCTAATGGTGGAAATGCATCATCGTGGCTCAAGTTACGGTGAAATAGCGTCCGAACTTGAAACCAGAGGCTTTCGGAACCGTAAGGGTAATCTTGTGCAGAAAAGCACGGTATGGAGGGTTCTAAAACGTCTAGAAATGCAGAATCCAGCTCCCAGGGATTTAGCTTATGCGTAGTCTCGTGAATCCAGATAATGGTTTTAGGCTCGGGATGGTAAACTTTAAGACAGGGGCCAAGAGATACCTTTTGATCCCCTTGAATTACTATCCCATCCAAACAATCTAAGTAAAGTTTAATTAGATTGTCTACATCCGGTTTCTTATCGTGTTTTAGTCTTCCCGATTCGTATAGTTCTTTGTGTTTCTTGGGAATGCTATTCGGAATAGGCATGTGAAACAAAAAACTGATTCTCGGAAAAGCGATATCATTGCTAGTCCGAAAAGCCTCAAGAACGTGACGAATGAGACTCTTTTCCTTTGCTTTTGGGTCATAAGTGGTTACAAAACCTCTCCTATTTGAGTGTTTCATGCGAGCTTGAGGAACTGGAATACCAGGGATGATGATTTTCATTCACCCTCTGGTACTTTCTCATGTGGCATTCCCGTTACCTCAAAGTAAACGTGTGTACCGTCACCATCTTCTTGCTGGTACACACGAACAACTTCCCTACCATTACGGCCGAGTCTGTTTGCTTTCTTAACTATGTATTCCAGATCCTTAACACAGAGTTTTTCCGTGTAAGTGACTGCGTGTTCATTAAGCATAAATCCCCCTTAAAATGGTATTTCTTCATCCCCTACCACTGATGCTTTGTGCACCGACTTACCCTTTTCCCATGAACGGTCATCCAAGAACTTCTTAATGTCTTTCTCTAAGAAAGAACTATCTTGTAGGAAGCCTTCATAGTAAACCTTGCATCCGTCTTTCGTGACCGAAACGCTAGGTACACCCCAAAACTGGCCGCCATTCTTTGCCGACTTTCTCACGTATGCAACGCGATAGCGATCGTCAACGAGAAGGTAAACCATCTCTTTGGTGTATTGATCTTCTGGGAATTCTTCATGTGATACAAATTTGATATTGGACATAGTTTCTCCTGTTTATATAATTGTTGGTTTCCTTCTAGATTTATCTACAAATCCTATCTTTTGACCTGTACTAATTCGGTCATTCAAAGCTTCTCCGCAATACTTAGAGAAGTGCTCATCACTCAAATTGGTTGTGATGATAGTTCCTCTGTCACTCCATTGAGTGCGCTTGTCAATAAGCTCCATAAAGAAGCTCATGAATCCTGGGGGAATATCTCCCGTGCCAAAATCATCTATCACGAGTAGGTTACATTCTGTAACCGACTGAATGTAGTTGCTTGGCCTCTCGGTTTTGAAAGTATTCAACCAGTCGTATTGCATTTGTTTTTGGGTCGTGAACTTTGCCGACGAATGTTTGCGAGTGAAGTATTCACAAACGCCCAGACTGGCATAAGTCTTTCCATTTCCTTTGGTACCCTGCATAAGGATGATTCCCACTGGTTTAGTAGCAAACTTGAGTAGATAATCAACTTTAGCGGCAGACTGTTCGATTTTCTCAAACCTGACATCATGCTTCAGATCCCCGATATCGTTTAATTCGCAGAATAAGGCCCATTCTAGCGCACGTTTTGGTATTTGGGGGACAATACCCTCTGATGATGGAGATCGTTGCTTGGAGCCCTCGCAAACGCGTAAACAGAGCCATGCCTTTAATCCCTTCTCCAAAGTGTACAACCCAAACTCTTCGCTACCACAAAAAGGGCAGCAAAACTCATTGGCCCGAGCTGGGGGATCAATGGGCTCGTATCCCTTTTGACTGAAGTAAAAGTGCACATAACAATCTTCCTTTTTGATGAACGCTTCTTTGAACTTCCCCAGCTCTTGTTGAAGGGTAGTCATAGGGCCCTCTTGTTCATTTCTTCCATGCATTCAAGAGCGGCTTTGTCATCGGAGCTAGCGGCGAACTTACGTTCTTTCTTGGGTTGCTCGGGTTTAGCGAGCATCTTCATCTCAAGCTGATCAAACTTCTCTCTTAAGTACTTAGCTGGATTTGGCTTGAACATCTTGTCTGCCCAGAAGGAATCGGCAAGAGCCCAGTTGAAAACATCCATGAAAAGCTCAGGATCTCTCTTGTCCAGCCGAAGAGCGAAATCTACTTCCGTGAGCATGGCTGATAAATTCTTAGGAGGAACGTAGTTAGGCTTGGTTCGGCTTAGAGAGTTGATCATCAAGTTTGCGATCTCTCTAGCCTTGGGAGAGAAGTCATTCTTCTCACGTTTAGGCTTTGAAGAATCTTTTAACTCAATCTCAGCAGCTTTAGCTGCGTCTTCTTTTTTAGGAGGTATAGGAGGAGTTTCTAAACTAGTACCTACACTTTGCTCTATATATAAGGAGGGGTTGGCAGTTTCCTGCCTGTCTGCCTGGCACTTTTCCGCCACGCAGGGTGGCACTTTTCCGCCAGTCTGCTTGGCACGCACTTCAGGTTTGAAATCTTCAGGAGGGACAACGGCCTTTATTACTCTATTCCTTCCGTCAAAGGAAACTTCCTGAATCCATCCAAGGTCACGCAATTTGTAGATGATCTCACGTAGCCTACGATCTTTAAGTCCAAAGAATTCACAAAGATATTCATTTGAGGCATAACAACCTCCTCGGTCGCGATCAAACAGAGAATGAATCTCAGCCCAAACGCACTTCTCTATACAGGAAAGTTTTGAAAGCCATATCTCTCTTGGAATCCAGATGCCTTTGAAATCGCGATTCATAGTGCACCTCCATGAGAAAGAATGTTGACGGGTAAAGCTTTATTAGCTAGAATAGGGATATTCATAAGTTAACCTTTTTTACTTGTGTTTTTAAATGCTCGGCGGCGTTGTAACTACCGAGCATTTTTTCTTTTCCGTGAGTACTCTTTGTAGTAGTCAGGGTATTTTTCCTTGAACTTGCGGCGGTATTCCGCAAATTTCTCTTTGTTTTTGGCGTAGTAATCAACCATGTAGGAGCGTTGCTCGTCGTTATCAACAAAACGATGCATCCAAGCTTTAGTTCGCTTTTGGTAGCGTACGTTCTTGCGGATGGTACAAGCCTTGCACTCACTGCGCCATTTTCCTTGGCACATGTAAAAGTCCATGTGTGAGATTTTGGCGCAGTTGCATTTACTACAGATCTTTAAATCATTACTGACCACAGAGACCTCCACAAAAGAATGACCCGAGAACGTCATCCTCTTTTCCATGCACTTTAACAACAATTAGGTGCGCGGTGTCGGTCGTGGTTATGAACCCATAATTCTCCAAGAGTTGGAGATAGGGATTATCAAGGATAGCTAGACCAAAGCAATGACAAGTGTTTTGAATCTCGCATAGATCAAGCCACAGCTTAGCAGCCGTTGTGCTTCTCTTAGCGATCATACAGAAACAATCGTCACAGCATAGTCCTGGCTTACTCATTTTCATCTAGAGCCGCCAGTGTCACCGAGATGCCCCCGTTGAATGGGTGCCATTCAAGCAGGTTCTCAAGGGCTAGTTTCTTGATTTGATTCTTGAACTTTGTCCAGCCTTCCGACATGTCAACTTCTACAAGTGACTTCGTAAAGAAGACAGTCCCCTCTTGATTTGCTCTATTGATGCACTGAAGGTACACCGAAAGAGACTCGGGGCAATGACGAGAAATCCTTTCCAGGACTTCTTGTGAGGTAATAGCGTATAAATCCATGTGTCTCCAAAGAAACTTTGCTATGGACTTATTTCCACTACCCCCGTATGATATCAGACATTCTGACGTGTCCTAGTCTATCATCGTTCGATTCTTGGAAGGAATCTAGGCGGTAGGTGGAAATAAATCCTAAAACTCCGAGGTTTATTCCTCGGAGCTTTTTTCGTTCAAAGTAAGTTTATTTTCCTGTTTTGTCAATTCTTTTTTCTTGTTAATAGCAACTCTATATGCTTTCTTTTCTGCTATAGCTCTCGGTACATCCAACTCTATCATGTCAAATACTTTCTTTAAAATAAATACTTGCATCTCATCTGATAGAGCCTGATCTTTCCACCAAGTCTTTCTAACTTTAGACTGATTACCTAGCCAAAATTCAGGCATTCTGATCCAAAGTTTTTCATTCTTGTAGATGCAAATGTCGCAAGAAACCATTAAGCCATAATGGTCTATAACAACTTCCCCGATGCGCCAAGCATCTGCATCAATACGAGCACTAACAACTATTGTCATAAAAATCACCTAAAAATTCAAAAAATAACTTGTCTTTCCCAAGCAAATAAACTAGTGTTGGGTTAAAATAAACATTTACATGCGGGTGCATATATGAAGGAAGTTTGGAAAGAAATTTGCCAAGGGATAGATATTAGAGTCCTCCTTGTCACTTTACTTTCAATCGCCTTTATAGCTGCTTTGGCCAGTTGACTGATATGTAGCTTTTCAGCTGCTAAACGTCAACAGGAATCAAGCATAGATCACCCTATTTTTAAACCAATTCAAACAAACTTTACACCGTGACTGAGAAAAATACTAGGGAAAATTATACAAGAGTGACAAGTGTTCTCTACCCCTTCTCGGGGCTTGAGAAGCTTGATGCTGAAATAGTGGCGCACGCCGCTGACAGAGGGACTAAAGTTCACAAGATCTGTGAAGGGATAATTCAAGGACTTGGCGAGCTCGGCGTTGATGATGAGACACGTCCATACGTTGAATCTTTCAAACTTTGGTGGGCAAAAGGCCATGAAGTTCTAATGATGGAAAAGCGTTTCTGGTGCGATGAGCTGAAGATCACTGGACAAGTAGACCTCATCCTCAATACCCCTGACGGGCTTGTAATCGTTGACTTAAAGACATCCAGTCAGCCCTCTAAGACATGGCCAGCACAAGGTTGTGCCTATGCCTACCTAGCTAAAAAAGCTGGTCACGATATTAAGAAGATCCAATTTTTACATCTACTCAAGACAGGCAAGGAAGCGAGGATACACGAGTATCCGGTAGACGATAGTTTTTTTTTCTCCATCTTCCGAGTGTGGCAACACTTTTACCAAAAGGATTAAGACATGGGAAAAGATCCGTTCAACGACCTAACACCCGTCATGCAGGCACGTTTAGACAAGTGGAAGCAAAACGTTTTACCTGTCAAAAGCGCAGATATCCTAAGGGGAAAATCGCTTGGAAGCCAAAGACAAGTGCGCGGCGATTATGGGGACGACATCAGGGACTTTGAGAAGAAAGATCAAGATGCTTGGGCTAGAGAGCTACAAAACAACCCAATATATAGGAACTACAGATGAGCCAAAATTTACCAG